TCCATGCCCGACTGCTTGCGCCACTCCTCGATGCTCGCCCCCATAGGCATCGCTTGGCCGAGACCGTGCCACGGCAGGCCGTCCCGCTCGAGGTATGCGAATTCGACTTGACCGTCTTGATTGATGCTAAGTTCGTGTGCCATTTAAATACTCCAGAAAAGTTAATAAGAAAGAACGCGGTAACGAGAATACCACAGATTCCTGACCGCTAACAGAAACCTGTGGGGATTTTTTTACATCTTTTGGGCTTTCATCATGGCTGCTGCTCTCGCAGCCGTTGGGGTCTTGATCTCCCTGACGATCATCATGAAGCTGCCTAGGTACCAGATGCCCCCTTGTGAGGCGGGCCGCTCTATGGTGGCTGAGCGGCTGAAGTCAACGAGGCACCACACCCTGTCCCCGCCTTGCCTCAGATGTGGGGCGACGGGCACGCTGCACACATGCCAGCCCGGACGGTGCGCGAAGCCCTTGGTGGGGTGATCCTCTGCTTCGTATACCTTGCCCGGTACCAGCTTCAGGCGTTTGTTGATGAACAGCGGGCCGTATGTCCCGTCCTTGCGTTTGCGGAAGAGTTTGTATCCGATCATGCTTCGACTCCCAATTGATCGGCCAATGCCGCGTGGTTGATCCGCAGCCACTTAGCAAACTTGGCCGTTTGTGCTGCTTTCGCGTAGCTGTTCGGCCATGCGCGTGATGGCGCACGCAACGCGCTGAAGTATGGTGCGATGTCCTCGCGGGGATACCACCGCTGCCCGCTGTCTGTGCGGCCAAGGGTGCGCAGATGCGGCCAAGAGAGTGTTTTCATGGTGTCATGCTCCAGAAGTAAATTACAAAAGGCAGCCCGAAAAGGGCTGCGCCGATTAGGGCGTGGTAGAGGGTTTTCATGATGCTCCTAAAAATGGGACCGTAGTCCCATTGTGTTTTTAACTGCCGGTGAACCGCACCGGCTACGGGTTTTAGGCCATTGCCGTTTCAATGTTGCCAATGGCGCACTCGACGCCGTTGATGGCGTCATCCATATCGCTCACGGCTGAGTCGAGCGCGTCAGCAGCCTCCTGTATTGCCTGTCCCTTCTCGGCCTCCTGCAGGCCCTCGGGCAGGTTGTCGAACTTCTCACTCTCGTCGTTACCCACGGTCTCGATCTCATCCTTGATTGACTCAAGCTGGTTCTTGATGTCCTCCAGTTGGTTCTTGATGTCGTCGATCTTGCCGTTGAAATCGGCCAGCGTTTTGCGTGTAGCTTTGTTCATCTCATCTCTCCAGTTAACTGCCGGTGAACCGCACCGGCTACGGGTTCTACTCGAAGTGCACAGCACCGCTGCCGTGCACGGGTATGGCGATGCTCTTGGCCTTGACCGATGTGCCTGCGCACAGCAGACAGGTCTCGCATGTCGCCTTGTAGCCTGCCTCCTTGCTTGCTGGGCACAGCACCTCGTACTTGCGGTCGATCTCGCTGCGATCCTTCACTACACGGAACGTGCGGTGTCCGCTAGACCATGCCTGCTGCGCTTGCTGCAGCGTGTCGGCACTGACCATGTAGCGCTGGGGGTCGCCACCGTTGTGGCTGTAGGCTGTGTGCCCCTTGGCCTCGGACAATAGATCGTCCCACACGTAGCCGGGTGCCGCAGCGCCGTCGCCGTACGTGCCGATGCGTACCTTGCGCCCTGCGCCCACAGTGCGTGGGCTTGCCACCGGGTACTTGCCGGCCTTGAACTCGTTGAACACGATCAGCACGCCTTGGCCCATGTTCACGTAGCATGTGCGGTTCTCTGCGAGAACCTTGAGGGGGTCAAGGGTAGGCGTGCCCTTGTGTCGGCATTGGCCGCAGATCGACTCGTCTTCGCCGTACTTGTTGGCGTCTCGCGGGTCGAGGTCTGAGCGCAAGATGTAGGTCTGCAGCATGTCGCCAGTCTTTGTGTTCGCTGACTTCCATATGGCGATGACCACGATGGGCTTGCCGTCGATCTCTGACGGGCCCTGATAAAGGATTGCTCCGGGCATTGATGTACTCCTGAAAGAAAATGCCGGTGAACCGCACCGGCTACGGGTTTTTAGGTTGATGTCTTGCGTGCGTACACGCGGATCTGAAAGAACTTCTCGCCCGTCGATGTGTGGGCGCAGATCAACTGCCGGCTGGGGTTGAAGTGCTGCGCGATCTTGGCCCAGTTGATCGTCTCCTTGCCTGCGCACTCGACAACGGTGGCGCGGTGCACACTGCTCTCGGCAGATGTCACGCCGCTGTCGATGAGCGTGCGCTTGCACTTGCCCTCCTCGATCTGCAGATCAGCGATCTGGCCCTTGATGAATGCGAGCCGGTCCACCGTGGCCGACAGGATGAGCGCTTGTTGATTGTCCATGTGATACTCCAGAAAAGTCGGAACGCGTTCCGAGAGACGAGGCTGAACCGCAGCCCCCACGGTGTGCCTGAGATCAGGCGAAATACTCGTCGTGTATCCGCGCTTCGTCAGCGCGGGTCAGCTTCTTCTCAAGCCACGGGGCCGGCCTGCCGCGTCTGTCACACACGGTGTAGTCGAACTCGGTGTACCCGTAGTAGTCCCAAGGGTTGTCCGCCCTTGGGTCAGGCGGCACGGCGCGGACGCACTCCACGCGTATGGTGCACGGGATGCCAGCGATGTGGGTCTCCATGATGTTTACTCGAATGCCGTATCGAGGACGGCCTGTATCTCTTCTATCTTGAATTGCTGGTTAATATAGTTGGCGTACTTTGTGGTCAGGCTTGCCCGCTCTTCTACGTTTTTCTCGGTAGCGATCTGCACACTAATATCAGATAGCAACTTCTGCAAGTGCCGCCATTCGCGATTTAGCCCGTTGGTAATGACTCGCCGTGCGGCTTTGTCAAGGCTTAAAGTTAGTGCTTTTTCCATTTCATTTCTCCAGTTAACTACCGGTGAACCGCACCGGCACGGGTTGTTCTGCTTACGCGCAGACGATCTGCTTGGTTTCCTCACGCACTACGCGCTCGGTCACGCCTGTGACCACGATGCGACACAGGGGGCTGTCGCTCTTGACAAAGGCGTAGATGGCTACGTTGAGCCTCAACTCGCCCACTTCGCGCTCGAAACGGAAGTCCTTGTTGGGCGCGTCGTACGTGTACTCGTTGACTTGCAACTTCCACTCGGCACCCATGAAGCGCTCAAGTACGCGGGTCAGCTTGGGCTCCTTGAACGATGCCAGATCGCGCATCGTCGTGCTGATGTAGACCGTGCCCCCGTACATGGACAGAGAGATGTCCACGTACTTGCGATGGGCTGGCGGGAAAGACTCGAACGCTGCCTTGACAGCCGGGTGCTTGATCAGCGCCACGCGGTCAGTTGTGCGCTTGATCTCAGCGCGGACGTTGCGTGCTGCCTTGGCGGCTTGCTTGGTGAATGTTGACATGATGAAAAACTCCTAAACTACTTACTTGACTGCCTGCACCGACTGCCGGTGCCTGCAACTACCGGTGAACCGCACCGGCACGGATTTCTCGGGAGAACCGTTCTCCCGAGTTATTCTTTCTTGCCCAAGCGTATGGTCGGGACGGGCCCCTCCGTTCGCGCCCACTTGGACATGTTTATGCGTGGCGCAGCCAGCAGCCCGGTGTCTGCGCCATACACGTGATCCTTGACTGCCTGCAGCCTGTCGACACTGTCTTGGTCCTCATGCGCCACACCGGGCATCTCTCGGCGAACGCCCGACGACTTCAAACTTATGACCGGTGGCTGCGACCTTGGGCCGCCGTACTCATGCCCCTTGACAGTGTTCAGTCTGTCAATGCTCCCTTGGTTCGGCGCTACGTACCCGTCCATGACGAGCGGCTGCGCCTTGTTGAGCAGCAGGGGCACGTTCTTCATGCGCATGAGAACGTCCGCCGGCACCTCCGACCACAGCGCCTGCAGGTTGCTCATGACGGGCGTGCCCGTCATGTCCCCCCACGTTGTGGCTGGGTCGAGCGGGGCCTGTATCCGCGCATTGATGGTGCACCGGGCTCGAAGGGCTGTCATGGTCTCTTGCAATGCAAGCAGCACGGTCAACAGCTTGTCCTGCCCGGGTTTACCCGCGCCCCGCGTGTTGAAATAGCTGATGCGCCTTGTTGTGATCTCTAGCTCATCCGCCAAGCGAGCCCTAACGTGAATCCAAGGCGCGGACTTCCATCTTTCCCACCGGTCAGACACAGCAGCGCTTATCTTGGCGCTGGCCTTGGCACGCTTGCGCTCGGCGTCGATATTGACCCGGGTCAACGATGCCTTGCCGTCGTAAGCGGCTAGATACATCTCCTTGATCGTCATGTCGTTGGGCTTGTAATGCCCGGGCTGGCACTTGGTGCAGTACTTCGACTCGACGGTGGCGAGTCGATCTCCCTTAAATTTCTTGGGCTGATCGTCCTGATTGCTCATGCCCCTGTACCCTCGGGCCGCAGCCTGCGCTCGGGTTAGCGGGCGTCGGAAGTGCTTGGCGAGTTTGGTCTCGTGGCACTTGGCGCAACAGATGGCGTAGGCTGCAGTGATCTCCCAGCGAGTGGGAAAGGCCTCGTGATAGTCGATGTAGTTTTCGTCGCTCATAGGTACCTCATGAAAAAGAGCGTAATCATAACACACGCTTTCTAAACTACCCAGCGGTCACGGTCAGGTGACAGGGGTAAGTGTCGGGGTCGTTTCCTTTAAAATCAACGCTCTTATGGGTACCGGTTAGAATTCCCATCGATTTTCAAACTATCTTCACTTCCCAAACGCTTCGTTTTCTTTTTTCTTCTTTCTTCAACTGGGGGGAACGGTTCTCCCGAGAAAGAAAAAACAAAAAAGAATTTCTCCTTATATATATATATCTTAAATAGGTTAGTAGTAGTAGTAGAGCAAAAATGTTATTGATTCATAAGGTTTTTTTGGCGACCGCTACCTACGCACAGGGGGGGCAAACGGTGGGTAGAATTTTTTTGACCTTTTTATATCGTGAAATGCCGCTGCGGCATATGAAATGGCCGAAAACTGGGGAGAACCGTTCTCCCCAGACACTGGTTGGCCGTGCCATAGGCCCGGTCACGGGCCTACAGGCTGACTAGACCTTACCTAAACCGCCACGTGATGCGGTCATCCAGTTGCTTGCGCCTGCGCCAGTAGGGCAGCGCCCATGCGATGTTCGACTCAACGACGATGAGCCGGCCTGCGTAGTAGATGTTCATACCCGCACCCACTTGCATCCGTAGACGACGGGGAAGTGCTCCCCCAGCGACGTATGCGCACGCCCCGTGCTACCTGCCTTGTGCGGGGGCCTGCCGCCGTTCATCTTGGCACGCTCTCCCCGGAAGGTTTCGCGTATGTCGCCCACCTTGACGCTCTTCTGCGTCACCGAGTCGATGAGCAGCCACAACTTGCCGTCGTAGCCGATACCCTTGATTTGATCCATGATGTAGTCCTAGAAACTGCTACGTGAGAGGGCACGTAGCTAACCCGGGAGAACCGTTCTCCCCAGTCAGTCGATGGGGCGCAACCAGAAGGTGTGCTCCCAGTTATTTACCGTGGCACAAAGCCAGACGGCCCTGTGATCAGACTCGTAGTCCCGGTCTTGCGCCGTATCGCCCGCTTGGCACCTCCAGCGTGCCTGTACGACACCATCAGCCGTTCTCGTGGCACGCAGGTGCCAGATCTCAGGTTGCTCTTCATCCAGCCACGCATGGAGCGTGACGAGGCAGGAGTCTGGCAGCCCTTCGATGGTGTCGATTTCCATCGAGACCCCCATTTCGGAGATGCATACATCCCCCACCTCGCACCCGGGTGCGAGGATGTGGCGAATGTGCGTTGACAGCACGATGAGTTTGTTTCTGTTCATGATGAACTCCAAAAAACGCTGCGTGAGAGGGCACGCAGCTAACCCGTTGTCAAACTGGGGAGAACCGTTCTCCCGAGTTAGTTACCGAAGCCGCCATTTCTCCTCGACCAACCACGGGCCCGGGTTGGCCCGGACCTGCTTGATTGCCTCCGCCGGCTCGTAGAGCCAGCCGTGATCCGCCCCTAACGGACGGGCTTGCACCAGCAAGTCGCCCTCGGCTGGGCCGCGCATGGCCCAGATGGCGGCAATTGCCGCTGTGTCTATTGCTGTTTTCATTTCGATCTCCTCAGTATTGGTACCCGTGCTTCCACAGGTTGACTTCCCTGTACGGTTCAGGGCCGTTGCCCTGAACCATATCCCCCTTAACATAGAAGACCCACTGCCCTCCCTTCACTTCCATCGCCGCCCAAGGGGACGAGTTGCCCCTGATCTGGCGCGGTTGTGCGTTCCACTGGGCCACGATGGCCCGGATTTTTGCCTGATTCGCTGGTGTGCTGAGTTTCTGCATGATGTTTCTCCAGTAAAAACCCGGGAGAACCGTTCCCCCGAGTAGTGCGGTTGCACTCCAATGCACACAGCTTTCGCTATGCACATTCGGGTTAAACCGTGCCGAGCCCCCCGCACACAGAAGCATGCGGGGGATATTATGTTAAGTCCAACTGGGGAGAACCGTTCTCCCCAGTCGCTTACTTGATGGCTGCCTTGAAGGCCGCCTTGTCGGCTGCCGACAGTTTGTTGTACGCTTTCAGTACCTTGTCCAGATCGGACACTGCCGACAGGCTACGGGCGGCAGCCTTGTGGGCTGCGTTTCCGTTCAAGACGGAAACCAAATACTTTACCCGTGAATCCTCTGCGGAATCCTTTGTGAACGTCAGACCACGCTGTCCCACGACTGGCTTGACGCCGGACGTCTTCGCTACGTATTCGATAGCGAATGGGCGATAATCGCCCGGGAGAATGCCGGCCGCGGCCAGCGTCTCCTGATCCTGCAGGTTCCTACCTTCGATGGCCGAAGCCACGATAGAGAAGGCTTTGAATGCAACTGCATTGATAGTGATGAATGATGCCATGATGAAGCTCCAATTGTCTTGGGAGAACGCGTTCTCCCGGGTTGATACCCGATAGGCCGAACTGCCTATTGAGTGACTGCATTGTAGCATATGCACCTTTTCCACGGTATCTGCGGCATTCGATTCCTCAACCCCCACCGTACCCCCACAACCCCTTGGCATTGCTGCTGTGGCGATGCGGTGATAACACTGTTCCAAGCAAATTCCCGGCATCTTGTAAAAACATGCCCCCTGCTATTTTTCTGCAACAACCCCGCCCCCTGCTATTTTTCTGCAGCACCCCCACCCCCTATAAAAATTTACCAGAGGTTTTCTGTCAAACAAAAAAAAGCCCACCGAGGTGGGCTAAGGAGCGCTGGGCTCCATCAAGGAGAAACAAACACGAGTATGAGTGTACACTACGAGTACGAGGCGTCACATATTGGCGCTTACGCGGAGGTTCATGTTCGACAATCTTGTTGGGTTCACGCCCGACCCTGCGGGGGTCGGAGACTTTATTCCTTTTGAGAAGGCTGCGCCAGCAGACATCCTTGACGCGCAAGTCGGAACCAACGATTGGTTGGAGAAGCTAGGTGTGCCCTCCGATGCGGACCTCGACGCCAAGAGCCAGCAGACAGCCGCCCGGGAAGCCTTCACCGCGCTGAACTTCGACACCGATAACGCTAAGCAACGAACTGCACTGGCAGTTATCAAGACGCCTGCTGCAGTGCAGCATTTGGCGGGCATGCTGACCGCCTACGATTGGGAATTTGTCAATCAGGCCAAGGAACTCCGGGGCTACACAGTCTCAAAGATCCTTGAAGAAACCAAACACCCTGACGCCCGCATCCGACTAAAAGCCTTGCAGATGCTCGGCAGTGTCACAGAGGTGGCGCTCTTCACCGACAGGGTCGAAGTTACCAAGATCGACGCCAGCGAAGAGGATGTTGAGAAGCGCCTGCGCCTACGCCTGTCCAAGTTCTTGTCGCCGGCAGACGGCGCGGCTGTCACCGATGTGACGCCCGTATCAGAACCCGCACCTTTCGTTATCCCAGAGGCCAGCAACGAGGGCGAAGGTATGACGCTGGATGCCGAAATCGGCATAGTAGCCGAGCGCCGAAATGCTTGAGGAACTGACAACCGACGCTGTTGCCCGCTTGCTTGCAGACTTGCCGAACATGCCGGCGGCAGAGAAACTGGCCCTGCTCGATGAGCTAGAGTTGCTCGAGAAGAAAAAGAAGCTGCAGGAGTGCCGGGACGATTTCCTGAAGTTCTGCGCGTACATGTACACGGACTGGAAGGAAGGCCCGCACCATAGATATATGAAGGGCCCGCTGCACAACGTCAAGAATGGCGATGAGTTACGCCTGACGGTCAGTATGCCCCCACGCTTCGGGAAGTCCGAGACCATCGCATACTTGTTCATTGCGTGGTACTTAGGCCACCACCCGCACCATCACATTATGATGGCAACGCACACCTCTACGCTGTCTGCGGACTTTGGGCGCAAGGTGCGCAATTTGATTGACACCGACAAGTACCGCGAGATCTTCCCCAACACTATCGTGTCCCGGGACAAGTCCGCCTCAGACAACTGGGCAACGACTTCTGGTGGCAAGTACCTTGCCATCGGTATCGGCGCTAACGTAGCCGGCCACGGTGCGCACTTACTGATTGCTGACGACTTGGTGTCCGAGCAGGCGGTGCTCGCCAACCCGGATGCTGCGTTCGAGACTGCGTGGACGTACATGCAGGTAGGCCCCATGCAGCGCTTGATGCCCGGTGGTCGCATAGTCATGATAGGAACCAGATGGGGGAAAAAAGACCCTATTGGACGCGCACTGGCATGGGCAGAGCAGAACCCCACGGCGCTGCCGTGGCAAGAGATACGGTTCCCCGCTATCCTCCCATCGGGCAAGAGCTTGTGGCCCGGACAGTGGCCGATAGACCAGCTTCTGGCAAAGAAGGCCGGCATGCAGCCACAGTACTGGTCCGCGCAGTACATGCAGGAGCCCACCAGCGAAGAGGGGGCGTTGCTGAAACGCAACTGGTGGAAGATATGGGAGAAGGAAGATCCGCCCGACATGGAGTTTGTCTTACAGGTCTGGGACACCGCGCACGAGACCAAGAACAACAACGACTACAGCGCGTGCCTAACGTGGGGCGTCTGGTACAACGAAGAGAGCCATCGGCACGAGTTGATGCTGCTCAACGCCATCAGAAACCGGTGGGAGTTCCCACAGCTTAAAGAGATCGTGCTCGAGCAGTACAAGGAATGGGAGCCGGAGTGTTTGCTGGTGGAGAAGAAAGCCGCCGGGGCTCCGCTCATTCAAGAACTACGGCAGATGGACATCAGCGTTGAGGAATACAGTCCGTCGCGGGGGGCTGCGGGAGTGTCCAATGACAAACGTGCGCGGGTGCACTCAGTATCCCCCTTACTTTTTGATGGTGTCGTGTGGGCCCCAGACTTCCGGTGGGCGCACGAGGTCATCAACGAGTGCGCAGAGTTTCCCAATGGCGAGCATGACGACTACGTTGACTGCGTGACAATGGCGCTGAGCCGCTATAGGCGGGGCGGGTTCATATCGCTAAAATCAGACCGCCAAGACGAGCCTAAGATATTTAGGCGCAGCAGACAAGCGGCATACTACTAAGGATACCAAATGGCAACCAACATCGATAAAGCGCTGTACCAAGCCCCTATGGGTCTGGACGACATGGGGGATGAAGCTATTGAAATTGAGATCGTTGATCCGGAGTCTGTGAACATTGGGATCGACGGCATGGAGATTGAGATTGATCCGGATGCCGCACAGGACGGAGACTTCTCGGCAAACCTTGCAGAGGAGATGAACGAAGGAGCGATGCAGTCCCTCAGTTCTGACTTGACTTCGGAGATTGACAATGACAAAGCAGGGCGCAAGGATTGGGAGAAAGCCTACACCGAGGGGTTGAAACTGCTGGGCCTGCAGTACGAAGAACGCACAGAGCCGTGGAATGGCGCTTGTGGTGTGTTCCACCCAATGATCACCGAGGCGGTTGTACGCTTTCAAAGCGAGACCATCACGGAGACCTTCCCTGCTGCAGGCCCGGTGAAGACCAAGATCATTGGCAAAGAGACCAAAGAGAAGAAAGAGTCGGCAGTTCGTGTTCAGGAAGACATGAACTATCAACTGACGGAGAAGATGGTTGAGTTCCGGGCAGAGCACGAGCGCATGCTGTGGAGCCTTCCTGCCACAGGTTCCGCGTTCAAGAAGGTCTACTACGACCCCAGCCTAGGCCGGCAGACTTCCATATTCATCCCGGCAGAAGACATCCTGCTGCCCTATGGGGCATCCGACATCCAGTCTTGCTACCGCGTCACCCATGTGATGCACAAGACCAAGAACGAGATACTGAAGCTGCAGAAGGCGGGGTTTTACCGGGAATGCGACATCGGTGACCCGACCAAAGAAACCACTGACATTGAGAAGGCCAAGGACAAAGAGACGGGGTTCAGCGATCTAAACGATGACCGGTTCACCCTGTACGAGATCCACGCAGACCTTGACCTAAAGGGGTTTGAGGACACCGACAAAGACGGCGAAGAGACCGGGATCATGCTGCCCTATGTAGTGACTCTAATTAAGGGTACGGGCGAAGTTTTGGCGATTCGCCGCAACTGGGAAGAAGATGACGACCTCAGACTCAAACGACAGCACTTCGTTCACTACCAATACATCCCGGGGTTTGGCGCTTACGGGTTCGGGCTGTTCCACCTCATCGGCGGGTTCGCGAAGTCGGCTACCAGCATTATGCGACAGCTTGTGGACGCAGGCACACTTTCCAACCTTCCCGGTGGTCTCAAGACCAGAGGGCTGCGAATCAAGGGCGACGACACACCCATTGCCCCCGGTGAGTGGCGGGATGTAGACATTGGCTCTGGGGTGATGCGGGACAACATCCTGCCGCTGCCCTACAAGGAGCCCAGCCAAGTTCTGTACACCCTGCTGGGTACCATCGTAGAAGAAGGCCGCAGGTTTGCCGCCACTGCGGATCTGAAGATCAGCGACATGTCAGGGCAGTCGCCCGTGGGCACAACGCTGGCGCTGCTTGAACGCCAGCTTAAAGTGATGACGGCAGTGCAGGCACGGGTGCACGCAGCGTTTAAACAAGAGCTTAAGCTGCTGGCCCGTATCATTGCGGACTACACCGACCCTGACTACCCGTATGAGCCTGAAGTGGGCGACAAGAAGGCCAAGAAGGAAGACTACGACGATGTGGATGTGATCCCCGTCAGCGACCCCAATGCGGCCACCATGAGCCAGCGGGTTGTCCAGTACCAAGCTGTGATTCAGATGGCACAGATGGCCCCGGATATTTACGACCTACCGCAGTTGCACCGCAACATGCTGGAGGTCTTGGGGATCAAGAATGCCGACAAGCTGGTGCCGTTGCCTGATGACCAGAAGCCGCTAGACCCGGTGACTGAGAACATGATGATCATCAAGGGGGAGCCGGTCAAGGCGTTCTCGTATCAGGATCATAAATCCCACATTGCTGTGCACCAAGCCATGATGCAAGACCCTTCAATAACGCAGATTATTGGTCAAAGCCCCAAGGCTCCGCTTATTCAAGGGGCGCTGATGGCCCACCTTGCAGAGCATGTCGGGTTCCAGTATCGACAGCAGATTGAGCAGCAACTGGGCATGCCCATGCCGCCGCAAGACGAGAAGCTGCCACCTGAAGTTGAAACGGCGCTGTCGGGCATGTTGGCTCAAGCCGCGCAACAAGTCTTGCAACAGAACCAAGCGCAGGCAGCACAGCAGCAAGCGCAACAGAACCAGCAAGACCCGCTGATTCAAATGCAGCAGCAGGAGTTACAGATCAAGCAGCAGGAGTTGCAGCTTAAAGCCCAAGACTCCCAGATGAAGAACCAGCTTGCCATGCAGCAGTTGCAGTCTAAGAATCAGCAGATGGCGCAGCAAGCGGCTATGCAGGAGAAGAAGCTGATAGTGGATGCCACCACACAAGCGGACAAGCTAAAACTGGAGCAGCAGAAGGCGCAGTTGCAGAGCCAGCTTGCCGGGATGAAGGTTGGTGCACAGATACAGGACAGCAAAGCAAAACTAGCTGCACAGCAGCAAGAAGCGGGGGTCAGGATGGGTATCGATGTTGCCAAGAGCAGGGCGCAAGCGGTACAACCTAAAACACCGAAAGAGGCAGCATGATTAAAGATTTTGTGCGGGTACTGCGCGAAAAGATTCGTACCGACATGAACA